CGCCTCGATGACGCCCGTCCCGCTGCCCGGCCAGCCCGTGGTGCCCTCGTCAAAGGCCAGCGTCGTCGCGCCGGATGCCGTGTCCGCACTCAGCGTCGACGTGTGCTCGCGCAGCTCGATCAGCAGCCACTGCGGGTCGAGCGCATCCCATTTGTCGCCCGGCGTCGGGTAGGGCTCGACGGCCCAGTCCGTGATGACGTTCGTGTCGGTGCCCGACGGGCTGCGCCGCCATGAGCTCCCGGCCGGCAGCGCGGCCACGTCTAAGCCCGCGCCCGCCCAGCCGCCCGTCAGGTACGCGTCCATCGTCGGGCTGCCCCAGTGGACCCGGTCGGTCAGCGTGTCCGAGTTGTGCAGCAGCGCGATAAACCCGTTCGTCAAATCGAGGTTGAAGTCACGCAGCGTCTTGTTGTCGGGCCCGTTGCCCACGTCATCCCAGGCGTACGACTGGAACGCCCGCGCATCGATCACGAAATCGGCGTTGCGCGCCCCGCCCGTGTACGCCTCGAACACCTGCGCATTCGCGCAGATGATGCCCCGCCCCAGCGGTGATAGCTTCCACACCTGCCCCTTGTTCTTGAACTCCAGGCAGACGTATGCGCCGTCGGTGTTTTTGGTGACGATGGTGAGGTTGTTGTAGTCCGTCGTCAGGTCATACTCAGAAGTGGCGTGTTTGTTGAAGATCTCGAACCACCAGGTGGACGCCGCGCTGTACCCGGCGAGCGGTTTGATGAACACCTCGTCGATCACGATCTGCGGCACGCCCGCGCCCGGCACATACGCGGCCGGCGTCTCGCCCGTCGTCGAAGGCGGGTCCTGGCTGATCCAGACCGTGTTCGTGCGCCCGTCGACCACGTTGCTCGCGTCGACGTTGGCGGTCGCCCCGACGAACTCCCCGTTGCCCGCCTCGGCCCCCGGCACGGCCAGCGTCGACGAGGCCGTCACCGACGCACCCTCCTCGACGCGCAGCCGGCCGATCGTCAGGCGCGGCGCATCTTGCAGCGCCAGCGTCGCCTCCGCGCTCCGCACCGCCCGCTGCCAGGGCTGCCCCTTCCGGTAATCGTCCTGCCAGCCGCCCGCGTCGACGACGCCCAGCCACCACAGATGCCAGTCCTGCCCGCACTCGACTACAGATACGCCGTCAAAGTAGGCTGTGCCTGCCGTCGACGGTGCGTACACATAGACGCCAACCGACACGCACCCCGCGGGCGCGGCGAAGATCACACTGCGCTCGGTATAGGTCGTGCCCGTTACATCCGTACTGGTCTGCGCGATGATATCGGCACCGGCGGTGTGGTTACGCACCTTATACTGACCAGAGCGCGTGCCGTCACCCCGCGTCCAGAAGTGCAACCGGTACAGCTTGCCCGGTGTGACTGTGATCGTCTGATAAATGTATGGCGCGCCCAATGCCCTGCTGAACTTCACCGCCGCGCTACCGGCCTGTGCCGTTGCCGTTGCCTCGCATTTGTTGCCCAACCCATCGGCAATAAGCGCAGCAGTCCAACCTGTGAACGTGTCGCTCGCCCCGTCATCTCTGGTGCCGGTATACGTCTCGAACCCGCCGTTCGTGATTAGCTCCGCGCCGCCGCTCGCCAGGTTCTCATATCGCCGCAGGCACAGCAACGACCGCCCCACCGCCAGCTTCGCCGGGTCATAATTCCAGCCGCGCAGTTGCGCGCTCCAGGTCCGCTGCCCCTCGGTCCACTCCTCGACGTACTGCCCCTCGTACGCCACGTCGCTCAGCTCCGCCCACGAGCCCGCCGGCGTGATCGTATCCCCGGAGATCGTCCAGCCCGAGGGCGCCGCGTCCGCCGTGTAGTCCGCCAGGTCCGTGCGCTCGTCGAAGGCCCCGCCGTCCGCAAAAAAGCGCAGCCGCACGTCAAAGGCTGCTGCGCTCGTATTCGCCAATTGCGTCGCAGTCAGAGCCATCTCACGCCGCCACGCATTCCACCACCCGGATATTTACACCGGTGTAAACCGTCGCCGTCGTGCTTTCGCCCACCTGTGCGCTCTCCCATGCGGGCCGTACCAGGTAGCCGGTCCACGTCGCCCAGGCCCCCGTCCGTGGGTTCCACACGTTCAACCATAGCTGCACCGACTCATCCGTTGCCAGCGCAAACAGGTCCTGCCACCACTTCAGCCCGTCCCCGCGCATCATGTCGCAGCTGAAGACAATCTCCGGCCGCCCCACGGCCCCGCACGGCAGGCCGTTCCCATCCCGGTCCGGCGCGGCCGGGTACACCAGCGCCAGGCTGCCCCCGTCGCCCTGCGCGTAGCCCGGCACGGCCGCCAGCACTCCGCCGGCGCTCGTCTTGTACTGGAAACTCATGCCAGACCCTCCGCCAGCACGCTCTCGATGATGGCCGTCACGCCTTGCCGGAAAATGCCACTCTCCGTCGCCTGCTTCACGAACCCTGCGCCGAGCTTATCGAACAGATCCTTGCCCCGCTTTTCAAAGTCGCCGGCGTTCTTCGTAATCTCCTGGTCGATCGATGCCAGGAACCCCGGTGCAAACCCGCTCAGGTCCACCCCGGCCGCGGCCTTGCCTGCCGCCCCACCGTCCGCGCCGCCGCCCATGCCGAGCATCGCTTTGATCAGCTTTGCGTCGCCGCCCGAGGCCTTCGCCAGATCGGCCGCCACGGCGTCCATCATCGTCTGCGCCAGCTTCGCCTGCTCGATCTGCTCCGTCAGCTTGCCCTTGTCGACGAGGGCCATCACGCTCGCATCCCACAGGCCCGCCTGGAACTTGCGGACGATCTCCCTGGCGCTTTCTTGCGTCAGCCCGTACTGCTGCGCCCACGCCGCCTCGTTCGCCCCGCCCGTGCCGTGCACCGCAATGCTCTGCGCCCGGTAGAGCGCCTCGAACGCCCCGTTCTGTCCCGGTGCATTCAGCCCCTTATCGCCCCCCGGCCGCAGATCGCCGAGGCCGATCGAGAACTGCTGCGCCTGGCTCATCGCATCCTTGAATGCGTTGCCGGCATCGTCTGCGGCCTGCTCGTACTGGCGCGAAAAGTCCCTGGCAGCATCGCGATTCGCTGCCAACTGCTGCCGGCGCCACTCCTCGATCTCCGCGCGCTTCTTATCACCGGCCGCCTTGTTGTATTCCAGCACCGTCGGCCCGATGTAATCCTGCGCCACCCCGAACCGGGTCTGCATCTCGGCGGCCTGGGTCAGCAGCGAGTTTTTCGCCGCCGCTGCGGACGCCTCCGCAAAACCAGCCCACTCCCCAAACCACTGCATCGACGCGGCCAGGGCGGATGATACCTGTCCGACAGCTTCCTCCGTCTCACCCAGCGCCGTCGTCACGTCCTGCATACTCTCGGCAGCCGCATCCCCATTCAGCGCCGTATCCTGCAGCGCCTGTGCGTTCTCGTACTGCGCCAGGGCCGCCGCCTCAGCCGCCTCAGCGGATCCCAGCAGCGCGGCCGCCTGCGCCGCGTCCGCTTCGTTGCCGTTAGCCACAGCCTGGTTGTAAAACTCGCGCACCTTGGCGGCTTCCAGGGCCGCCGCCTGGTACGCCTCGAATGCCTTCTGGTAGTCGCGCTCCGTCTGCCCCTGGTCGCTCAACGCGAAGGACGTGTTAGAAATCGCCTGCGTCACCAGGCTCAGCACCACCTCGAGCTGCACCTTGTCGGCCGCCGTGTCCTTCAGCGTCTCCCACGCGTTCTTCAGCTCCGTGACCTGCGTCGCGGCCCGGCCGCCCATCTCCTCGACTGCCTGCGCCTTGGCCGCCAGCTGCTCCTTAATGGCGATCGCCCTGGCTTCCGTCTCCGACAGCCCTGCGGTGGACGCCATCAGCGCGTCCGCCCGCGTCTTCATCTCCGTCATCGAGATCCCGTACGGCACCAGCCCGTTCGCCCGGCCCGTCGCCAGCGACTGCGTCAGCTGGTCCAGGTCGATCCCCAACACCAGCGCCTGCCGCGTCAGCGTCGCTGCCTCGCGCGCCGTCCCGGCCAGCCCCAGCCCCAGCAGCTGGGTCGCGGCCGCCATCTTTTGGTCTTTCGACAGCGCATTGCCCAGCGTCGAGTCAAAGGCCCGGAACGCCGCGTCAGCCTGCGCCACGCCGCCCGTAAACCCGGCAAACCGCGCTTCCAGTTGCGCGGATTCCTCCCGCATCTGTTCCAGGCTCAGCGCCGCCTTGCCCATGCCCACGATGGCAGCCCCAATCGCCGCCGGCCCGGCAAAGCGCGCCAGCCCGAGGCCCATCCCGTCGAAGACCTCGCCCGCAGCCTGGCCGAAGCCGCTCACCTGCATCTCCATGCGTCGCAGCCCGGCTTCTGCCTGTTGCGTCTCAGCCGTCACGATCGCCTTAATCGTCGCTGCCCTGACCGCCATCTAGCCCGGTCCTCTCTGCGCCTCAGCCTTCATGCTGGCAAGCGCCCATTCCAGCCACACCTGGCTGCGCTCCACCAGCTCCCACGGCGCGACCCCCAACCACCGCGCCGCCCGGAGCAGGATGAACCAGTCCGGGCACGCGCCCATCAGCCCGTTCGTCGCTACGAAGCGTCCGAGGTCGCGCCGAACCGTTTTCCCGGCAGCAGATCCCGGTTAATCGACCGCTGCACCAGCATCAGGAAATCGTTCGGCAGCTCCGTCAGCGGCTTGCTCGGCTCGTTCGTCTCCCGCCCCTGCGCATCGCGCGCCCGCAGCGGCAGCGGCTGGTCATCCTCGCCGAGCACATCCCACCGCTCCACCACCTGCGCCAGCCAGACCGCCGGCGCGAACCAGAAGAGGTCCGTAAACCCCGGCGTGATCACCCCCGGCCGGTACGTCACGTGTACCGTCTCCTTGCCGATCGGCACGTCAACGTCGCACAGCCCCCGCTTCAGGTCGAAGATCGAAACTGGCATACCCTGCTCCTACAACGACGCCGTCGTGTTGCGCACCTTCCACTGCACCGCATACGTCGCGGTCGCGTCGTACGCCACGTCGAAGTTCCAGCCGATGGCGTAGACGCCATCTTCGTCCTTGAACTCGTCCGGGTCCTTCGAGATCTTCAAGGCCGCATACAACTGCAGGAAGTAAGTCTTCCCCGTCTCGATTTCCGCCCCGACTGCCTCCACCCGGATATACTTCGACGAGCCCGCTCGCATCTGCGTCAGGAGCCCCATGCCCGTCGCATCTGCCTCCATCAGCAGTTTCATCGTCACCGTCGGCTTCTTCTCGACGTGTGCCACCCAGTTCGTGTCCGCGGCCCGCAGCGGCCACAGCGTCGAGAACCGGTCGCTCATCGCGTAGTCCACTGCCAGCGCCCGCGTCAGCGCCGTCGCCCCGGCCAGGCCCGCCATCGTGTCCGCCAGGTACACGCTCACCTGCCCCGGCAGGATCGGCACGATCGGGATCGCACTCGGGCCGGCCGTCATCGTGATCCCGTCCGACAGTGCGTTCCCCAGCAGCGTTCCCTCGCAGGTCACCTTCTCGCGGTCCCAGTGGAACTTGAACTCCGGCGCAATCACGTAGGCCGCCTTATGCGCCCGCACGCTCGACCCGACCTCCACCGTGTAGGTTGCGATCGTGTCCGCGTCGTTGTACGCCGGTGCGATGGTCCACAGCTTGCCCGCCGATGTGTCTGCGCTCGACGAAACCTTTTTGTGGCTTGCGCTCAGCCAGTACACGATCTCGTCATAGGTTGCAATGGGCATCGAAAACTTGCCCTCGCTCCATTCCTTGCCCGGCGCGGCCACCGTCGCAAACTTCTGTCCCTGCGGCGTGAACAGGTTTCCTTTGTTCTTGATGTTGAGGCTCACATCGGATGCCTGCAACAGCTTGCCGGCCGCCACCGGCGTTCCTGCCGCCGATTCCAGCCCCACCTGCACCGTCTGAAATGTCGTCGCTCGTTCAGGCATCGTGCCCCCCTATCCTATGTCTGTGCGTAAATGCGGTACTGCCCGCCCAAATGCCGGTACACCCGGTCACCGTCCTGTTCCGAAAAGCGGATCACTTCCTCGCGCCGGCAGCCCAGCACCTTGCCGTCGGCATTGGTCCCCGTCGCCCGGTGCAGCAGTGCATCGATCCGGTTTGCCGCCGTCTTAAGCCCCGCATAGCCGCAGTCCCGGCCCGTCACGCGCACCTCGTACACCAGGTCCGCCATGATGCGGATCGCGCCCACCGCGCTCGCATCGGCCGCCGCCACCAGGAAGAACACCACCCACGGCGAGGCCGTCCCTTCCGGCGCCACGTCCGCGTGCACCCCGCCCGGTGCGGCCGCCAGCAGCGTCGCATCGCCACCCAGCGTACTCGCCAGCCAGCCGTCGACGATCAGCGTCTCACTCGCCATCGTCGTCGCCTGCGATGCTGCTCATCCCCTTCTCGAACACCTTCGCCATCTCCGCCTCGAACTGCGGCGCGGCATTTTGCACCGCCTGGTAGAGGAAGGGCCGGGCCGCCACCCGTGCCGAGCCGCCTTCCAGGATGCGCGCCACGTGGTCCAGGCCGCCTTTGCCCGTGCCGAAATCCACCTGCACCGTCAGCTCCCCAATCCGGCGCACCCGCATCGCCCGCTGCAATTCGCCCGTGATCACACCTGGAGGGTCGCCGGGCCGGCTGGCCGAGTACCTCCGTCCGGTGCGCCCCGTGCGTTGTCCCCGGCCCGAGGCCCGCATCGACCGCCGAGACAGCGTGCGGATGCGATTCGCCCCCCGGCGGCACGTCTTCAGCGCATTCGGCTTCAGCCAGTCCGCCATATCGCCGAACTCATTCAGCTGAATCACGAACTTCACGCTCATGCGGCGATCTCCCGGCACTGGCACAGCGTATCCCGCCGTTCCTCGTCCAGCAGTGCGCTCACGATCTCGAACGTCCGGCTCCCGTCCACAATCCGCATCTGCGGCTTCACAGCCGACCACGCGCCCCGCAGCCCCACCTCCACCGTCGCCTCCGCCTGGATGCCCCCGGCGATCACGTTCTCGCGCCCACTCACCGGCCGCACAAACGCCCACACCGTCACCAGCGTCGACCACGTCGGCTGCTTCGTCCCGTAGCCATCATCGACCAGGGTCGCACTCTGCACCGTCACCCGCCGGTCATACCGCCCGATGCGCCGGTTCATGCGAAGCCCTTCCGCACGCGCCACGGCCCGCATAGCCACTCCACCGCATCGGGCCAGTGCTCCGGCGACTGAGCCGACCCATCGCCCCGGTTCTCATACAGCCAGGCGACCAGCAGCTTAACCGCCGCCACCAGCTGCGGCGGCACATCGCTCACCACCAGCCAACCCGCCACGTACGTCACGCACACCCCGTTCGCCGGGCGCAGCGTCGTCGCCGGCCAATCCTGGCCATAGTTGAGCACGATTCGTCCCGGCGCGCTGTGCGTATCCACGTAGTAAGCTGAGTTCGCCAGCGTCGCCTCCACGTTCGCCGTGTCGTAGTACTTCACGCTCGTCACGCTCGCCAGCGGTGGGTATGGCAGCTCGATTGCGTCCCCGGCCGGCCAATCATCCAGCCACAGCTCCAACGTCTGCGTCAGCAGCTTGCGGCCCGTCTCGTTCTCGATCTCTTGCTGCGCCGTCGCGATGAGGGCCGAAATCAGCGCATCCTCGTCTGAGCCATCGACCCGCAAATGCGACTGCGCCTCGCTCAACGTCACCACCAGCCCGGTGCTGATCGGCGTACCT